GTGGGGTCGAGTGAAGGATCCAGATTTTAAGATTACATCTGATCAACGAGAAACGACTCTTCAGTTACTGGCGTATTATCACAAGGGGTGACACTTGCTCATGAACAAGACAGAATCAAATGGATTGGCGACCTCATTCGATCCAGTATCAGATATCATCCTATTTCCCCACTTGGAAAAGATAGGTTCAAATTCCTGGAGTGTATGCTCCTTCCACCAAGAGATGTGAAATGAAAGATACAAATCCACATCATATGTTTCTGCAAACTCTAGAAGCTCTTGAAGTATATGCTCTTCACCTCCTTCAATATCGCACTTGATAAGTCCGATATTGTGTGGATCAATAGAGAACCTCTCTAGAATATCCGAGAGTGTAATAGTGCTTACAGTATAGTCAACGGCAGAATCGCTTTCATCCTTTATTTTAGACATTGACGTATTCAAAGGATCTCCAGAATATCCAGTCGGTGTTCCAAACACAACAGTAGTCTTTTTGCAGAAGATTGGGTTTTCACATATACTTACATTCGTACATCCAGATAGAAAGAGTGTGCTTCGTAGAAACTTTAAGCTTTGGGTATCTGCTTCGACGGCAACAACATGCTTGAAGTTCTTTGATAGCCACACCGATGTTGTTCCGATCCATGCACCAATATCAATTGCAATCTTGGACGGATTCTTCACCTTATCGAATGCAACAAACGTCGCATTTTCCCAGTTCTTAAAGCGCTCCTTTGTAAACCAGTCATTTTCTCCCTCCTCGAAAACATATTCAACACCATATTTCTCGACGCGAATCATTTAATACTGTACTGTTCTGAATACGTAAGTTAGAACCTAAATTTGATCAGGAATAGAACGACCATGTATGCAACGACAGCTAACACAAACATCCACCACCAGAGAGGAAACACTGTCTTTTGCCGATCACCAGTGCCGAAGGGGCGGATTCGTCCTTCTTCGCCAAAGGCGACAGCCGGTTTTAGGTAAAGAAATGCACTGACGAGGAACAAATATACCGTGACAACCCACATTCTGTAGCCGCTGCGGATTTCTGTCTCCATTGTTTAATCCCCCCCAAAAACAATGAGTCAGCCCTACGTTCTTCCGAATAGGAAGGCCTTTGCAGATTACATTGCAAGGATCTTCTTAAAATATAGAGCAAAAGACCGCGACCCGCTCGATGCCTTCGACAATGAGGTTGATATGTGCATGAGCCGCGGCGACTCGTCGAAGGGAACCCAGGAACTCATGCCCCATCAGAAACTTATTAAGGAGTATCTTTCGATAGAGACGCCCTACCGCGGAATTCTATTGTACCATGGACTCGGAACTGGTAAAACGTGTTCGTCAATTGGTGTTGCTGAATCGCTCCTCTCCAAGAAGAACGTAATCGTAATGTTGCCCGCCGCCCTTCAAGCCAACTTTAAGCAGGAACTCAGAAAATGCGGAGATCCTATTTATGTTCTGAACAATCACTGGCAAGTCAATGTCATTCGCTCAAATGAAGACCGTGCTGCACCTAAGGCTCTGGGAATTTCAGCCTCGTTTCTTTCCAGTCAGGGGCGGTACTTTACAACTGTACCTGGTGCTGAACCCAATTGGGACACGCTGCCTGCTGATATTCGCAGAGGCATCGACAATCAGATTACAGACATTATTAGCTCTAGATATAGGTTCATCAACTATAACGGCATTGACAAGGAAAGTGTTATGGGATTAATTCCTGAAGAAGATCCCACAAAGTCCACAGCGTTTGATAGCAGTATCGTGATCATAGACGAAGTCCATAACTTCATATCCGCTGTCGTGAACAAGTCCGAAATCAAGAAACGGATCTACGATGCTCTCTACCATGCAAAGAGATGTAAGATTGTTGCACTTTCAGGGACTCCGGTTATTAATCGCCCAAATGAAGTGTCGTACCTGATGAATCTCCTGCGTGGTCCTATTCAGAGAATTATAATGCCCCTTAAATCGATCGAACAATGGAATGAATCTGCAATGGGAGACTTTTTCAGAAAACTGCCCGATGTCGATACGGTCGAGTTCAATTCGATTAAGCGATATATCCTAGTGACTCGGAATCCAGAGAATTTCACAACGGTTGTCAATGCAAAAAATGAACGAGTTGCAGTGAAGTACAATTCCAAGACACCTGTTACAACACCGACAGAATGGTTCGATGCACTCAAGGACAAATTTGTAACTGATTTCAAGGGAGCTGCATTCGGAAATATATCAACTGAACCATTGGAGCCTCTTCCTACGAAACTTGAAGAATTTGCATCGATGTTCCTAGATGGACTGAATATCAAAAACCCCCTTCTGTTCCAACGCAGAATCCAGGGACTGGTTTCATACTTCAAGGGTGCAGATGAGCGGATGATTCCAAGACGTGTTGACGATGACAAGATTCTGGAACAAGTTCCGATGTCCAGTGAACAATTTACCCGCTATCTCGATGTTCGCTGGGATGAAATCAAACGTGAATCCAAGAAGGCACAGAAGGGACCCGAAGCACTTGATGAGAACTTTTCGTCGTATCGCATGATGAGCCGTCTGGTTTGCAACTATGCGATTCCTGCCGAAGTACGTACAGGGGATCCAGATGTGGACGAAGACAAGGTTGATCCGAAACCGTTCATTCTACAAAAGCTTGTTGAAAATCCGGACAGATTCTTATCTGAAGCCGGTCTTGCAACGTATTCCCCCAAATTACTCAAGGCCCTTCGGAACATCAAGGAAAGTGTTGGAACCATCGAATCTGGATTCCGTAATCAGTTCGTATATTCTCAGTTTGAATCTTTAGAAGGTCTTGGTGTGTTCGGTGCAATCTTGGCCGCAAACGGGATGCAGGAATACAAACTCATCAAGGAAGATGGAGTCTATCGCGAAGATCCGTCGATGGATCCGACAAAGCCTGCGTTTGCATACTATACCGGCTCGCAAGCAGAAACACGCGATCTTATGCGACACATTTTCAATGAGGATTATGAGGCCATCAGCAACGAATATATGAATCACTCGGACAGTATTCGCAAGAGTATCCGCGACCGCGGTGGTAAGAAATTGCTAACAATTCTCATGGGAACCTCTGCTGCAGCCGAAGGTCTTAACTTGAGAAATACTCGGCATATTCATATTCTCGAACCCTACTGGAATCCTGCACGTCACGATCAAGTCATTGGTCGTGGAATTCGTATTTGCTCTCACGCAACACGTCAGCTTGTTGACGGAACAAAGGTGTCTGTTCCCCAGGAAGAGCGTACGATCCGCATCTCATTTTACATGAGTGTGTTTACGCCAGATCAGGCGGCAGGGACGGAGTACCCCAACATTGTTCCCATTCGGAGAAACGACACCCTTCCGAAACGTTATGATCAAGTCGATCAAAAGGTACGTGCACCTGAAACATTCATGTCTAGCGATGAATTCCTGTTTGAGATTGCATTTGAAAAGGAACGTATTGCCAAGGCAATTGGTCTTTTGCTAAAACAGGCGGCCGTCGACTGCGAAGTTCATCGGAAACTGCATAGTCGCGAACAACCTGTTATTCAGTGTTTGCGTTTTGATACAAGTGCAACATCAGAAGATCTTGCCGCAAATCCATCAATTAAGGATGATGAACCGGACGAGAATTATATGAGAAATATGACTAGCAGATCCCGTAAACTGCAAAAGGTAAAGATTCGTGATTTCAATTTCTTGATCGATAAGGACACGAAAGATGTGTTTGATCTTCCTGCATTCGAATTGGATGTTCAGCGGTTACTCAAGATAGGAACATTGATGGGTGATCGGATTCAGTTCTTTACGTACGACTGAGCCACCATCTCCAGGAAAGGATCGCAGACCTTCGACCACGTCCGCTTCGATACCTTGTCTGCACACTTTGAGTTGTTGAGCGTCATAGCCTTCTCCATTCCATCTGCGAACTCAGTCACAGTGCATGTCTCTGCACACAGACCGAGACCGAATCTGCACGGAAGATATGCACGCTGACTAGGAGGGACAAAGACGGCACACGTCTCATCCATAAACGCACGATAATCTCCAACATCCACTACAATCTGGATGGCACCTGTTGCAAGGTGTTCTAGCTGACACAGTCCAAATCCCTCGCCGTTCGACGTATTCACGCCATAGTCGCATGCATTGTAGATGTGGTTGATTGACTCATCCGATAGGATGTTCGGAGGACCATTGTCGATCACAGTTACGCGCTTGATATACTTCTCAACATCCATGCCCCGCATCTTGAGCTCATTCACATACATCCCCTGGATGTCATAATGACCGCCGGCTTCGGGGCGTGCCGTTGTCACGAACACAGCATTGTACGGATCATCGGGGTGCCGTGCCATGAGCTCGACAAAAGCCATCAGCGAAAGATCTAGCCGCTTCCGCTCACTGTTCCGGTTCACATTAAGAAATACCTTTGCATTTAGAGGAATGCCCATTCCCGAGCGAATCGCACCGCGTTCCTGAGACGACAGGGGCTTGAAGATCATCTTGTCGATGCCGTGCTCGAATGAGTCAACCTTGGCTTCCTCAGGATTCTCCAGAATTGTCAGGAGGTGCTTCTTCCAATTTTCAGTAAACGTAAAGATGTGGTCCGCGTGCTTCTCGATATTGTGAATCAATGCAGGAGCAGCATTCTTGTAGACCTGATCCAGGTAGATCCAGATCTTAAACGGTGGCTTGGGAGAGTCCTCCTTCAGCTTCAGTGCCTCGAGGAACCGGTTGATGACAAGTGCATCGTTATAAATCATGATAATATCGGGAG